CCGCTCAATTGGACGGACATTATCTTAAATTATGGCTGGGGAGTCAACGGCCGTATTTCTCGCGGTAATTCGCGCGTTGTTCCATGAACATATCGATATATTCGTCGCGACTTGACTTGAACACCAGAGGATGGTCATTATCGACAGACATTAGAATAATGGTTTGAGTGATAGGTGTCTTGGTCAGCTCTTCGAACATTACGCAGTATGCGGCCGCTTGCATAAAGTAGCTGCTGATCTGATCTTTGCTCTTTCTACGTTTAGATGTTTTAAAGTCGATAACAGACAGCTTACCATTCCACTCACCAATACAATCGACCCGACCACCAACTTTAAGGTAGTGAGAGTACAGTGGTACTTCTTGCATCACTACGTTATCAAGATACTTGTCTAGTAAACCTTTGAGAGTGTTAAAAGTCTCGACGTTAGCTGGCATGTGCCCAGCGAGATAGTCTGGCTCGTTGTTAATATAGTCCTCGCATAGCTTATGTACAGCTGTGCCTCTTGCTGATGCTTGAGACGATACCATGTTGGCGACTTCGTCCCCAACCCTCTTTCTCCATGCAGCGATACCTTCAGCTGACAGGTCTTTGAGTACAGTAGTGACGGACGGATATAGTTCTCCATCGGGTGTTTGATATAGTCGCTGTCCGTCTACTGTAGTTGTTTCAAGTTCAGTGATGTCCGGCCGAGGCGCGTGTGTGAAGTTTGTCATTAATATATCCATCTTTAGCAATCAAGTAATCTATATGTCTTTCGGCTTCCTGCAGTAATGATTCAGTCGACTCTCTTTCTACAGCTCGATCCATGCCACCGGACATAGTTAGTTCTTCCTTTAACAATTATACCACACACTTCGCACGTATACAACGCTCTGTTTCTAACAGCATTGGCAACCTTTTCTTTATGCTCCTCTGAGAGCTTGCGACCTTTGTTTGGATGGATATAATTTGGATCGTTAAATGTTTCCATTAGAGATTTACGATGGTTAGCTTTGTGCTGTTCTGTTTTATTCACGTCCTTGAACATACGAGATACAACGCTTTTTTGGTAATCGCTTTGAGCTTTACCGGTCATTCCAAACCCACCAGAACCACCTAAGCACAGATTATAGTAGTCGTCACTATAAACCACTTCTTGCGTTACTAACTCTGCCTCCTTTGCATCCATCTCGTCTTTGTTGTCAAACACGAATAAAACTTTCTTTGAGAAGTTGCTAGCTCCGTACTTATCGACAGCCTCTAATAACTTTAACCCAGAGCCCAAATATGAGTCGTTGGGGTTAGAAGTTTTATGCTTACCAATATACTTGCGCCCGGTAATTAGGTTAGTAGTTTCATAGATTGTATAATACATACATCTATTTATAATTTCTAACTTTACACGATACCTAATTCTTCCCTGGCAACAAGCCAGTCTCTTACAAATCCACTTCGTACGATGTCGTCAATACCAAACGTGATTACTTCCATAGAGTCCATGTGATTGGCTATGCGAAGCAATTCGCTTGTTCCACTCTGATCCCACGGCTTGTGCAAGTCTGACTGGATGCCATCTCCGCATAACACGATTTGTGTGTTAATACCTACTCGAGTCATGATAGAGTTTATTTCGTGGGCATTTAGGTTTTGAAATTCGTCGACGATAATAATTGTATCGTCTAATGTTGTACCTCTTAGGAAGGATGTACTTAGGAATTCGATTTGGTTCTTGGTCTTGAGGATATCATATGCATCCCCTCGTCCAAACAAATCTACGCACATTGATTGATAGGGTGCCTCATAGGTTTTCATCTTCTCTTTCTCACTACCTGGGAGGAACCCCATCTCCCTGGTAGGTACTACTGATCTTACAATAACTACTTTTTGTTGGAAGCTATTCTTAGACAACAGTCTTTGAAGAGCAAGGTATAGTGTAATGAATGTCTTACCAGTGCCAGCCATTCCATGTAATACCAAATTGTGTTCTTGCTCGAACAACTGGTACACTAATTGTTGATTTGGTGTCTTGGGATCTACATCCCTAAGTTTCAATTGAAACTTTTGTACTGGCTCCTTCCTCCGTTTAGTTCGTTTGGGCTTGTCAAAGAGTGTCTCATAAATATCGAATTCTTGATAAGCTAAACCTAAATCAGACATCATTCTACCTTTTAGTTATTGTTGTTGACGTGTTTTCCTCCACTTTGCAACAGCGTTTTCAGTTTTAACTTCTTTCGCTGTCTTTTTAACATAACGATTAGCTAAGTCACTAGTGGGATGAGCTTCACCTACTTTTTGTAAAACTTCATTCCACCCATCATCATTACGAATGCTCCCAACACCCGCAACAATGTTGAGCGAGTTGAGAACACTTGTAATCCAGGGACATTCTTCGAGGAAACGAACCTTCTCATCATAGGACATGATTTCTTCGAAGTATTCGTCGTTAGAGGTATCTTTGAAAGTATAGGTCGGCATTATCCTACCGCGGCCTCCTTGATGTCTTGGGAGAGTGAGGCCTCGAAGCTGTCGTAGAATATGCCAAACACATTACGTGCATTCAAGTTATGGTACTCATCCTTGTTGCCGTATCTAGGAACGACAAACTTAAATTTTACCTTTTTGTACTTGCGAGCTAAAAACTGCATGTACTTTACTCTATTTAGATTATCTACGTACCGAGAACGCGTCTCAGGCCCGTATGCATTGGTACCATCAAAAATATTTCCCAGAGACAGTTTTGGTGACCTCAACATAAAGTCGAATCCTAAGCAGTATAACACGTTGTGCTTCGCTTTGATTGCTTCGAGCATAGCATTAACACCAGCATTGGATCTAAACCGTGTATACTGGTTATACTCAGGATCTTCAAACTGTTCATCTAATGCAGGAACAATGAACCTGTCTTTAGGGAACTTGCTTGCTTCGATCTCTTCAATGATAGGAGGATCAATTGCTACTAGGAAGTCGGGGAGGTCGAACTTAGGAAAGTCGCGATACAGTGCATTACATCCGTATATTGTACCTTGACCCTGTAGCTTTGTAATATCGAAGTCTGATCTACTTGGACCGTTACCAATGATAAACGCTATCTTTTCCATTTCTCATCAATCCCCGGAAATGCTTTCTTCACTACAGCTACAGTAATTGGCTTGAGTTCCTCTGGTAGCTTCTTATTCTTCACATTAAGAAGAAGCTGCGCATCTTTAGGATCTACAGATTCCAACATCTCAATGAACATCTGTTCGCGTTTAAGAGGACGCAATTGCTCACCTTCTGGAATATTCAAGCAGTACCTGAGTCGACGAATGTCTGCCTTGAGCACGTTCTGTGCATCGACAGCATCGTCAACTGGAGTGTAGGGGGGATCGGTTTCTGGTAACAAAAACTCGATATTTGGATTGTATACCAAGTCGAGTATAACCTTGATAGGAAAGTCGTTTTGGTATTTGGATAGAGCTTCGGATCTGGCTTTATTGCCGCCTTCCTTAGCTACTTTAAGTAAGGTTTCATAAATTGATTCATTCATCGTCTATTTTCGCTTCTTCATCAAAATATTGTCGAGCTTGCTTACCAACACGATTAGCAAGTCGATGTTCAAGATTTTTGTTACTATACAGCACTGACTTCATAACTTCAAGCGAGTACATAAATCTTAGTACAAAATCCTCATCATCTACATCATACCCATTGTTGTAGAATTCATTGACTAATCCGTGACCGACCCTATCAACAAAGTCCTCTATGAATATCGTGGTGAGTTGATCTTCATAGAAGCCGTCAACTTCTTGTTGAACCGGGCTGGTAAGGTTACCAGGGAATTGGATTATCTTTGCCATCATATATTTATGAGGCTTGTACAGTCACGGATTGAATTAACGACTGCCACTGCGCAACTCGAGAATCCCAGCTATAGAATCCATCTGCATAGGCTTTCTGGAAGTCTAACCGGTTATCCATCTCGTCGGTGTTAATTTGCTGGATAGTCTGGTTCAATGCTTGGATAAAGATATTTGCATGAGCATTGACATCTTCGTGCATACTATATGTGATACCAAATCCAGCCAACGTTTCTGGTAGAGCAGCGTAGTCGGGTGCCACAATTGCGCACCTAGCCGACATTGCTTCCATTGCTGCAATACATGATGTTTCTGGCCAGATAGAAGGGAACGCAAAGATGTGAGCCTTCTTCAAAGCTTCGCGTACTACTTCGTTTGGCTGATAACCATGGTAGTTGATCTTCGGATGGTTACGACACTGTTCAAACAAATGCTCGTAGTCTGCATCTCGTTGTCCCCAACCATAGATGTTAAAACTTGAGTAGACATCAAGCGTAATATTATCATGATGGTTACATAACTCAATAAACACAGGCACAAGAATATCAAGACCACGGTGTGGTGTTGTATGGTAGATCAAGTTGATCTCATCTGCGGCTGGTGGCTTCTGATGTGCTTCGATTGGGTCAATACAGTTCTTGAGGATTACATACTCACTTGGCTTGAGACCAAACGCTAGCTCATACTGTGTCTTTTGATAGTTAGACACGAACACTAACTTAGCAAATCTTTCCCTATCTTTTGGATCCACGAGGTGCTGTGCTTCTGGATCGTTGAACATATCGTGAAGCCATAGGATTGAAGGGCGGTTAGTATCAACGTCACGAACCCGGCTGCAGATAATCTGGACATCGTCTCTTATCTCTGGGTCAAGACGATCGTACAGTCCGTACTTCATCATCTCAGTACCACCCATTGCGTTCTGACTCAGCTCGTCAGTAGTGACACCTTCAAACGAAAACTCATCACCTTGTGGCTCCATTACAGGAGTGTCATCAATGATCTTTAACTTAGTACTCATACTTTCTCCAAATACTGCGTGAGCTCTTTGTACCCACCAATGTAGATATCATCACTCATAATCTGAGGTACTGACTTTGCTCCGGGTACGAGAGTCTTTAATTGTTCTACTGTGATGTCTACATCGAGCATGAGTTCATTATACTCGACCCCTTTCAATTCAAGTAGAGACTTTGATGTTTCACACCACTTGCAACCAGGCCTAGAATAAATTGTAATCATTGCTTGAACCCCACTGACTCTCGAACAATATCATCTCCGATCAACTCAGCGTAGTACAGTTCAAATGCAACACAGTCTTCGATTACTTCGAACTGATGAAACACTCCAGGAGGCACAATACAGTAATCACCTGGTCCAAGGATCGTCTCGTCCACTAGATCATACCTTGTTTGCCACTCTCTGATCAACAGGGTTCCAGACTCTACGTAGAACCCATTTGTTTTACTTTGGTGTGCGTGCTTAGAACAAACACCACCCTTCTTTGCTTCGATTCGGTGAAACTCTAGTACTCCAGGTACTAGTGCAATTAACTCAGTCTCACCCCAAACCTTACCTTGCTTCATTTGTTTGCCTCATAGGAAATATTAACAATTCGATCAATTACTTCTGCAAAGTTATGCAGGTGTATCATATTGGGCCCATCGCTTGGTGCATTGTCTGGGTCTGGATGAACTTCTAAGAAGAAGTCTTCTACACCCACAGCAGCGGCGGCGTTGGCCATATAAGGTGCATAATCACGATTGCCGCCGCTACTAGTACCATTACCACCAGGGCGCTGAACAGCATGCGTGCAATCCATAACAATACGTGCAGTAAAATTATCAAGAAGATACCTGACACCAGTAAAGTCAACAACCAGAGTATTATATCCAAAGCTAGTTCCTCTCTCTGTGATCCAGACCTCATTGGTCGCATTAGCTGTCTTAGACAATACGCCTGCAACGTCCCAAGGTGCCATGAACTGACCCTTCTTTATGTTGACAATCTTACCTGTGCTGCAAGCAGCATCTATCAGATCTGTTTGTCTTGATAGGAAGGCAGGTATCTGCAGTACATCAACAGCATCGTTGTACTGATTGACGATCTCGTATACTTGATGTACATCGTGTATGTCTGTCAGTGTCAATACGTCCTCTAGCTCTTCTTTAATCCTACGGAAGTCACCTAGAGTGTTTTCTAATCCAACTCCACGCTTAGACCCAACAGCTGTTCGGTTTGCCTTGTCGAAAGAAGCCTTGAATACATAGTCAATATCATATGCATCACAGATATCTTTACAGTGAGCAGCTATGTCTAGCGACTGCTCGTATGACTCGTGTTGACATGGTCCTGCTATAATCTTCATTGTGTACTTTCCAGTTGTTGCATGACATCCTCAAATATCATTTGTGGTTTTATGGCATCCATTGCTTGTCGACAATGATTGCATGGTATCTGACTCCCACATGGTGTCTCGGGATGATCGTATACGTAGTATGTTTGGTTACGATCAAAGTATCCAGTTTGATCTGGATGGATTACTCCTCCGTATAATACAAACGCAGGTTTGTTTATTGCTGCAGCAAAGTGATGTACTCCACCTTCACTAGTCACAATAGCCTTACTTCCAGCCATTACGGCAAAAGAAATACGAACATCATTCTCCAATATATTGACCGCATTGGCAAGCGTTTTTTGCTTGTATTGTACGTGGCCAGAAACATCTCTAACAGGACCACCAGGTTTGATCCTCACTACCTTAACATGCTCGCTCAGCAAGTTAGTAAGCTCCTGCCACTTGTCAAAGCCCCAGTCTTTGTTAGTAGCAAGTGTTGTG